GCGGGCTTGTGCTGGACGAACATCGGATCGGCCAGCATCGGGGTCACCACGGACTTCGCGTGCTGCTCGGCGCGGTCGCTCGCGAGCGCATGGGCTTCCGCCACCTGCGCCTTCTGCGCCATCGCCCGCAGCGGTGCGAGTTCCTGCTCGAGTTCGGCTTTGGACTGACGCTGCTTCCACGCGTACCAGGCATTCAGGTACTCGACCGTGGGGACCGCCTTCCCATCGTCCGTCTCGTATTCCGGCTGCGGTTCAGGATCGGGCGTCTCCGCCTGCGCCTGCGCCGCCTGCTCCACGAACACGTCGCGTAACTCTTGCTTGAGTCGCGCGAGTTGCTGCGGAGACTTGGCGAGTTCGCGGAGTTCCACCGCGAGCGCGCCTGCCGAATCGGCTTTGAATCGTTCGTAAAACGACCGCATGACCGGCGCTTCCTGCTCGGCCAGCCACCCAAACCGTTCCTTCAGGGCTTGGTTTTCGGTCTTATACGTCTGATTCTGCTTGGTGACTTCGTTGAACCGCGCGTACGGAATCGTCGTCGGCGTGCGTTGATAGCGTCCATTGGCCGCGCGACGCGACTCACTCAGGTCGCCATGCGTACCCTCGGCCGGCGCTGACGGGGCCGGGTCCGCGTGCGCGGGGTCGGATGGGGCGGATGCGGGCGAGACATCCCGGGCAACGGGGCTCGTCGACGTCTCAACGGCGGCGTCTTCGGCCGCCATCACGACGCTCTCTGCTGCCGCTGCGAATTCGCCCACGGACTACTCCTGTACGTGGCTACTGACGGGAGCCACCTCCGGAAATTGCCAGAGTGTGGCATTTCACCCACAGTTCGTCAAGAGAATTGTGGTATTTTTACCACGCTAGCCGGGGCGATGGAGTTCGCGGTAGGTGGGCAGGGCCCCGCCGTTGTACCGGCCGCGCATGTCGTCATCGGCCTTGGGGATGCGCTTCCCTTTCTGTGGTGCAGGGTCCCAGCGCAGACCGCGCGCAGCGGCTTCGCGGCGGAGCTGGGATTTGCTCTCGATCCACGTGGGCTCCGGGCCGAGGTTTTCGATCCACTCGCCTCGACCAGCGCCCGGAAGGCTATCCGGGATGTGGTCCCCGCCGTACCGGCCGTGGTTATTCCGGCCACCACAGAAGGGGTAGTCTCCCAACTGCAGGATCATGCCGCATCGCGGGCAGGCGTTCGGATGCATCAGCACCTCGTCGATCGTCCTCTCGGAGATCACCGTGGCAGGTGCGGCAGATCCGGAGTCCAGACGGGGAGAGAGAGATGTCAGGGACATCGCAGGCGCATCGCGGATCTACGGCAATGGCGCGTAGAGCCATCGGCCCTCCGCATCCTGGCCGACATGCTCGAATGTGCGCCCTTGGAACGTGAGGCGGAAGCGCGGATCCCCCTTGACACGCACGATCGGCCTGCGGTCGGCGTCGCACATCACGAGATTCCGCTCATCGGGGAGCGGCGCCGGCGGTGGCAGCGGCGCATCGACGATCGGGGGGATGGACGCTTTCTTCGCCATGGAGACTCCTCAGCTCGGACGACTCGTCGCGGAGCCATTGCCGTCCAGGCGGCCGGTCTGATCCGCGGCATGTTGATTGACGGGCGGAATCCGGCCAGCGGATTGGCCGATCGGCGGTTGCGCACCGGTGGGCGGAGGACCGGATTGTGCCGGCGCAGGTGTCTGCGCCGGCGGCACAATGCCTTGCGCCTGCAGAATCTGCACGACGAGCGGATTGATCAGATCCTCAGGCTTCACCGCGAAGCTCATGCTCACCTTGGGCGGTTCGGGGCCCTTCGGCGGTTCTGGCGGTTTGAAGAGCTTCTCCGGGTCCAGGCCAAGCGTCGGCGCCATCCAGCGGATCAGCTCCTGCCGATTCAACGTCGGGTCATTGGCCAAGAGGTTGAAGACATCGACGCGGAACTTGCGCTCGGCCGCTTGATCCACGCGTCGCGCGGAATCGGGGCGGATATGGAAGGCGTACTCGCCTTGAATATCCTGCCTGGTCCATTGCACGAGGCGTGAGGCGCCATCCGGGCCGAGCACGTTGACGTATTGCGGCGTGTCGTCGTAGCGCTGCACGAGGACGCCGAGGCCTTCGACAATTTGCGTCCACCACGACAACACGCGGATCCGCTCGGATTCCATGCGGGTATCGGTGGCGGCGTTCGCGATCGACAGCTCAGTCGCCGTGCGGCCAGACGTGCCGGTCTGTCCGAGATTCTGCGAGGAGAGCGCCCAGCACTCCTGTAGATCACGCTCGCCGTAGTTGTTGAAATTGAAGTTTTCATCCGGGAAACTGGCCGTCTGCACGCTGTCGATGACCTTCTCGCCCGCTTGCAACCCTTCCACCGGAATCAACTCCTGCGTCTGCCCTCTCAACACGCGATCCTTCGCGTCGGGGGTGAGCTTGTCGATCGCGATCGTGCGCAACGGCACGTTCCGATCGCGCTGCTCGATCATCTGCGTGCGGCCCTTACTCAATTCGTCGACGATGACGCGCGACATCGCGCAGTCGCTCGGCGGGAAGGGGGAATCCGGCACATACCGCAAGGTGAGCGGATAGATCGGGAACCGCCGCAGACCGCCCACCACGCGGCCCTGGTCGATGTCCTGATACGGGCTGTTCTGGTGCTTGATCGGGGTCGTGCCCTCGAGGAGCACGAGCCAGCGAATCAGATCCGGATCACCGACCGTGGGATCGACGTCGATCGCGCGGTACCACAGGTCAATGACTTCGACGCCGTCGAAGACCTGCGTCGTTTTGTCGGGTGAGAGCGAGTCGTTGTCGGTCGGGGGCGTGCCGTTGGCGTGACGATAGGCGCGGAGCATCTCGGCGTCGATGCCGTAGACCTGTGTCGCGACAGTCGACGGGACACGACAGCGCGTCGCCAGCCAGGAGGGTTTCACCCAATCCGATCCACGAAAGTTCGCGGGACTGAGAAAGTCGACCGGCGAGACACGCTCGAGAAACTTGCGCTCGCGGATGATGTTCGGGACGTCTTCATAGATGGGCTGCATCACCGGGTGCATCGGCGGGGGCATCAGCGCGCCGGTCAGCGGGTCGAGCGTCGGCGCGCCCATCGGCTGCATGAGGGGTTGCCCGGTCTCATCCAGGGCGGGCTCTTCCCCGACCTGCATCGGGACCGTCGGCTGTTCCGGGTCGACGAACGCCTCATAGCCAATCTTCGCGATCCCCACGCCCGCCGGCACGAGGATGTCCCGCAGGATCTCGTCGACGGTGGCTTTGGCGTTCAGCTTGGAGGGCCCGACGAGATCATTGAGGACCGCTTGCATGAGGCCGGCGGTGTCCGCCGTGACGTCGGGACGCGCGGCGGTGAGGACGACTTCGGGCGTTTGATAAAAGAGCAACGCCAGTTTCTGCTCGGTATAGCTGTAGTCCTTTGGGAGCAAGACGGCCGTCCCGGAGCGCAGCTCAATCGTCTCGCGACTCAGCGTGTAGCGCTCGACGTTGACGTTCCACTTGTACTTGCGGCGGATCTGCTCGAGGTTCTTCTTCGCCTGTTCGATCTGCGTGGTCCAATGCCCGATGGACCCACTACCGTCTTTCGGGAGGGGGATGGCGAGTGCGGGCGTCGGCGCCGCCTGTGGCATATCGCTCACAGTCTAGACCAAGGTGTGGTAATTTTCACACACATTTGCCTACGGCTGCCCAGACGATCACCGCGCCGCCCGGATGGGAAATTTCCAAGGCCACGTGCTGTTGGTGCACGCGGCGCCTGGTGCGCGAGCTTGGCTCGGTCTGGTGGTGTCCAAATCCCCCCTGTGCCGAGCGGCAGACAAAGTGGGGCATCTACGATGCGAAGGGCAAGCGCTGGATCTTCCTCCCCACGCCGCGGCAGACAGAATTTGCCGAATCCACGGCGCTGAATACGCTCTTCGCCGGCTCGGCTGGGGCTGGGAAGTCTCGGGCGGCTCGATGGCTCGCCTACTCCCTCTGTCAGCGTGTGCCGAAAGCGCGCGTCTTACTCTTGCGAGAGACCAGTAATGAACTGCTCCGCTCGCACATTCTCGGGTTGATGGACGCGGAGGCGGGACCGATCTTTGGGGCGCAGTTCCGGCTCAATCCGTTTCCCCTCGCCACGTTTCCCAATGGCTCCTTTATCGAGGGCGGCCACATGGAAGACGAGGCCGCCGTCCGGAAGTATCTCTCCTCCGAATACGACCTGATCATTGCGGAGGAAGCCACGCAATACCCGCCGACCGCATTGATGGAGCTGTCGACGCGGGCGCGCACCTCGAATCCGGCGATGCTCGCGATCGGCGGGGCGCGCGTGTGGTACCCCACGAATCCGGGTGGCCCCTCCACCGATATCCTCCGCATGCTCTTCATGGATCGCGATGCCGAGCAGCTGGCCGAGGACTGGCCGCACCTCGAGTACCTGCCCCATGAGTGGCACTTCATTCCGGCCACGCTGGACGACAACCCCTACATGGACCCGAACTACGAGAAAAAGCTCGGCGTCCTGACACAATCGTGGCGCTATCAACAACTCCGCCACGGCGATTGGTATGCGCTGCCTGGCGTCTATTTCGACCACTTCATGCCCACGCGCCACGTCGTGGCGCGACGGTTCACGCATCCGGACAAGCTGCAGTGGTTCCGCTCCCTGGACTGGGGCTATCACGACTTCGGGGTGTGTCTGTGGTGGTGCGTGCTGAGCGATGGCCATCTCCACATCGCGCGCGAAGCGAAGTTCCGCCAGCTCACGCCGCCCGAAGTCGTGCTGCAGCATGTGCGACCCGGCGATCAGGCGTTGGGGATTCACGGGCTCGCGAAGCGCGGCGAGATCCACACATGGGCCTCCCCCGATATGTGGCAGCGACGGGGCCAAGTCGGCGAGACGCTCCAAGAGAGCGCGCGCAAATCCGGCTGGCCGCTCCGCCCCGCCAAGACCGAACGCATCAATGGCTGGATGCGCCTGCAGCAGCTCTTGAGAGACGCGCCCGATGGCACGCCGTGGCTGACGATCGAGCCGAGCTGTAAGTATCTGACGCGCTCGTTCCAAACGGCCGTCGCGGACAAGAACGACCCCGAAGACCTCGCCCAACACGACGATCACGCCCTCGAATCCGCTCGCTACGGGGCGATGAGCCGACCCGCGCCGAAGTGGTTCCCAACCAGCCAACGCAAAGGCGAATGGGATGACGACTTCGCCGCGCCCGCTAAGAAGACGTGGCGCTGAGCATCGCCGCGAGACGTGCCGTGGCCCGAACCTCCTCCATCGCCGCCTCATACCCCGCGTTGAACGAATCCTTCGCCAGGGCGATCACCGCCTCCGTGATCGCCGGCAATTGGTCGGCCTTCACGTGCGCTTGCTCCAGCTGACCATATAACGCACGGAGCGCCTCAAGTTGTTCGGGACGCTTCATCACCCCTCCTGCTTCTCCCATCGCTTCCGGGCCGCCGCCCGTGCAATCTCCGACCGCCGCGCCGGACTCAACGTCGCCCACCGCGCATGGCCGCCACGCTTCGCCATCTCCGACACCGTCATCGCCGCTATCGCCGGATGGCCCTCATCAGCCGTGGCTCGGACAGGCAGACGGGTCACGTCGACCGGAGGCGACATCCGCGCCACGCCCCGCCGCAGACGCTCCAGCGTGATGGACTGATCCACTGGCTCAACCGGCTTCCGCCAGAACGGCTCGACCGACCGCGCCGACGCCTCTTCCAGCTCGTCCTTCCGCCGATCAATCACCGGTAACGGCTTCCCGTCCTCGTCATATTCCATGCTTGCCGCCTCGCATAAGCCTATGCTTGCCGGCTCGCATACACCACCGAAATTTTCTCTCAAGAACGTCCTGGGACTCCGGCCGGGGCCCCACGGGAGGGGGGGGGGGAGGGGCA